CTAGAAAGGTAAATCATCGTCAGAGATTTCTATAGGACCATTAGCATTAGCGAATGGGTTTGATTGTTGACTCATTGGCGTCTGTTTCCCATTTGCTTGCTGTTCTCTTTGTTTCATCTCGTCAGTTTTAGGTTCTGGTTTATTAACTACTTCATCATCTTTATTCCAAACTTTTACATACGAGAGTCTTACAAAGTATTTACCTTGTTCCTCGTTAAATTTATTTTTAAGTACAATAGTTCCGATTTTGTTAATTAATTGATCTGTGTCAAAAGTTAAATCTGGTAAGTTCAATTTAATTCCTAATCTACTAAGTAACTCGATATATTGTTTTTCTTGATAATCTTGTTGGAATGGTGGGACGAATTGGTTGTGTTTGTATTGTTTACCTTCGTTGTTTTCAAAAATAATTGTGAAGTATCTGTTTTCTCTGTCGTTAAACTCGACATTTGCAACTTTCGCTGTAAATTCTCCAGCTCCTAAAAAGTCCCCGCCTTTCATGAATGCCTCTTGATTAGTTTCTTGAATGTATTGTGTTCTACCAGCGATTTTCATAATTTTTATACCGTCCTTTTAATTAATTTTTAGTTTCCATTTCTAATTGCTTCTACTACGTCCGTAATGCTAGGATTTGCAAATTTCTTATTGTTAATTGTTATTGAAGGTGAATGTCTAATCTTTGTTTCAAACGTATTAGAAGGTTCAGCGTTTAGAATATATCTAGCTTTCTTTTCTCCGTTATCATCAAATTCTTCAATCATTGCCCTAGCTAACACATCACTTTGAGAAGTAATAGCTTTTTTAATTTGTTCTTGCGCTTCAATAGTGATAGTAGGGTTGATAGTGCTACCTTCATCATCTTTATCTTTATTGATACCTTCATGACCTGTAATAACAAAGTGGAATTTGTATTCTTCTTGAAGTTTTCCTATTAATCTGTACATACTGACAATTCGTTCAGCAACTTCTCCCCAATCATTAAACGTTGGTTTTTTAGACTTATTTTTCATCACATCATTCAATGTCATATCTCTAAGTTTTTGAATAGTTTCAATAACTACAACATTGATTTCTTGTCCGTTTTCTCTCATCTCCTGTAAAATTTGAGGTAAAAAATTTACAACATAAACAAAGTGTTGATAGTTCTCGATTTCTACGTCTGATCCTTCATCAGTAACCGTTGTTCCACCTTCGTTAATGTCAATGACGAAAGCGTCTTTATCTCTTGTAGCAAACGTGGTTTTTCCTGAGCCAATTTTTCCGTATACTGCAAATTTATAGAATTTCCTTTTATTTTTCTCAGCGATATTATTTATCTTTAGTTTTTTGAGTATGCTTACTTTTTCTTGTGGTTCTTGTTTTTCCTCAGTCATGTTCTACCTCCTCGTACTCAATAGTTTCTGTCACTGTTTTCTTGATTGCTTTGTGATAATCCATATTGATACTCGCTTCTTCCATACCGTTAAACTCCCTAGCTCTATTTCTATTTGTGGAGTAACTAATATCTGAATTGTTATCGGTTGGTTTGTTAGTTATATAAATTGGCATATCCCTATGACGAATGATATAAGTTACAGTCTGCTTCATAGCGACCTCCTACCATCTCATGACTAAGTTAATTAGTCTGTCCTGTTCGTCTGTGTTCTCTTCAATCCATTCATCTATTGCTTGGTTGAATAAGTCTGATGCCATATCTAAGTCATTCTCATCTACGACATAAGCATGTTTAATTGGTACGTTGTTCATATCTTTAACTTGTATTGATATGCCCATATGACCTTTTAAAATGAATAGCTTAAAATCGAATCCGTTAACATGAATATTTTTGCGTATGATATTGCCTATTTCGTAATACATCTTGACTTCCTCCATTTTTCGTTTTATATTTAACTTGAAATTTTTCTTAAGTACTTGATACTGTTACTTGTTGGCGCAAGTAGCAGTTTTTTTATTCTTCATAAAAGTATTCTTTGTAGAATATGAATGTTGCGATACTTGCGAATCCTGCAATTGACCATGCTGTAGTGAAGTATAGAAACGGCATGAGTACAATCGCTAAGATTGTGAAGCACAGTACTGCTATTAAGTAGCTTTTATAAATATTGCTCATTTTCTTTTTTCAACTCCTCCATTATTCTCTCGTCTGATAAGTCGTGATAAGGGAATTTTTTCCTAGCTAATTGGACTGGTATTCTGCCTCGTATCGCAATGTATCCTTCATCTTCAAGCTCTTTATTCAGTTCTCTTATTATTTGTCCTGCTTTGGATTTTGAAACAGATAAAATTACCGCAAGTTCTTTAGCTTGCAAACTATTTTTCATCATATCTTTTCCTCCTTTAAAATAACTGTTGATTCTCTGGGTTATCTGCTTCGTAATTATCTGCAATAATACTTTTAGCGAAAAAGTCCAAACTGACCTTATATAGGTTGTTCATAGATTTCTTTACGTTAACCCCTTCCTCAAGTACATAAGGCACCCTAAAATCATTTATAAACAGTCCGTTTTCGTCTAAAGTAACAGTTGGTAATTCAGGTTTGTTCCGTCTATAAACTTCTCCTAGTGTAGGTTTTTGCTTTTCAGCTTGTTTAGTGAAGTCGGAAAATGCCTTAAGTAGTTTTATTCCTGAATCAGGATCACTGTGTCGCTCAATCGTTTCTGCTGTAGACTCTTTACTAAAATCATTTCGATTGATTACAGGCTTTCTCGTATTTCGTTCAATCTTCCAAACCTTCCAAGTCGCAACTGCCATTGTGATGAGGAGGGTTGTTTTGTATAGTGCGTTCATTTGTTTACGCTCCTTTGCATTTCCAAAAATTTAATATAATTTAAATTCGATACCATCTATTTGAATGTATAGATTATCTAAATCAGGTATTGCCTTTTTATATAAACCAAATCTTGATTTGATATCTGCTAATAAATAGGTATATAAGTTACCAATTGATAATAGTCGTCTATTATTTGCTTCGTCATAGTAGTAATAGATGACTTTTTTGTTTTGAGCTTCCATTTGCTGTGCCCTCCTGTTAAGTTGTTTGTTTTTCTCCTAAAAACTTATTAACAAAGTATTGTTGTCCTTTGCCTGTTACTTTTGGCGTCTTACTAATTGATGTGTGACCGTCTGAATGTGTGATTGATGTTTCTTTAATTTCGAATAACTCACGTTCCATTGAATACTGTGTAGGCATGTTATAATCCACACCCTTGCGTTTAATAAGGAATCCGTTTTGACGTAACCACTCAAACAATCTGCGTTGCCCGATGTTTACACCGTTTTGTTTGATAATCTTTGCTAACTCTCCAACTAAAATTGATGTCTTAGTAGTAGCTACTGCATCTGCAAATACAATTTTTGGTTTATCACGTTCAATCTTTGTTTCTAATTGATTGATTGTGTTGTTAGCAATTTTTAAAGCACGTTGCATAATCATTTCTGGGCTGTTCCATGCTTTTTCAACTTGGATGAAATATTGTCTTGCACGTTTGCCAGGTTCACTACGTTGAATCATTGCGATTTCTTTTGCAGTGTCTAGTGTTAGTGCGTGGTCAGTTTGATTCTGACGACCTCCTAGTGGGTTATGGACAAAAATGTCCGTAACTACATAATCGATATTTTCTTCGAATCCGTAATCACTCATTCTTTCAAACCATTTTTTGTATGGAGTCTTAACTTCTAATGCTTGATGAAGTTCTCTCCCACTGATTGCGATTTCTCCATTTTCTTTTTCTTGTATGTTGAACATTTCGCCGATGTTCGATTTTGTTTGTAATGCTTGCATAATGTTTGTGCTCCTTTCATGTATAATGTTGTTATCAACCTAAGGAGGTGATGTGTGTGAATATCTCAACTTTTTTAGTACTACATAAAGCCTGTAGCAAAGAAAAAATAAAACTATCTGATCAGCATAAAGACTTTGAATACATGCTTCGCAAAGAATGGATTACTCAAGTTGAGAACGACCTCGAAATTTCTGAAGATTCTTCATTCTCGATTCTGTATATGAAATACAGTGGTTACGTGTCTATAACATCTAAAGGTAAAGATGTTTATTTTTCCGCGCGTAACAGCTGGATTAGATGGATTCTTGGTACAATCATCAGTATTTCTATAGCAATTGCATCACTAGTAATAAAAGCGTTACTAGAATGCTAGTTGCACAAATCAAAGCTACGCATGGGATTAAATCTACTATCCAAACCCTTTTTTGATTAGGCTCATTTAAATATTTATACATATTAAATAGCTTTTCTAACTCGTCATTACTGATGATAGATGTTGAATTTTCTTTATGTTTAAGTGTTTTAAGAATTAGTAGTTCTAACTTTTCTTTGATTGGTTCACTCATTTGTTACATCTCCTTTCGTGTATAATATTGTTATCTCCTACAGAGAGGAGGTAAGGAATCTAAATAAAACCTGTTATCATAGAATCGCGGACAGAACACCGAGAATCAGAGCCACAAGTGACAGAGTTAACATCAGCAAATAAGGTAAGTGCTCTTTCCAACCCCAAGGATGGTTTTTTAAAGAAGTTTTTATATCATTTAAAATCTTAAACATTTGAAATCCTCCTTTTTCGTCACTCTTTAATTGGAGTGGCGTTGATTTTTTTGTCTAACTTTTTCAATGCTAATTTGTAAATAACTGAAGCATGTTCGGTTTTAAAATGAGATTCAGCAATAATTTTCAATGTTTCTAATTTATTTCTTGCATCACCGTATGTGGTACTTTCTGATAGAACACCTTCTAAAATTTGTTGAACTCGATAATCTAAAAGTTTTAAGTCTTTATTGATGCATTGTTCGACACACTCTTCTTTGGTTAATGTGATTTGTTCCATAGTGTTCTCCTTATTTTTATTTAGTTGTCACTTTCGAAACTTAAAGTTTAAAAAAAATCATCAACTTTAACATTTAAATGATCTGCTAATTTTTTAGCTTCTGAAGTTGTAAAATCTCTGCCATTAATTCGATTTATCTTTATACTCAATAAACTTCTACTCATTCCGATTGCTTTAGCAACTTCTTTTTGGTTAGTTCCTTTAAGTGCAATCAAGCTTTTTATTTTTAAGTATGGTTTATCTGCTACACTAGTTGTCATTGAACCCCCTCCTTTTGTTTCGTTTGTAACAACTTGATTTAAGAATACATCATAAAAGTTTCGATGTCAACAACTTTTGCAATAATATTTTCCTTGCGTTTCGTTTTCGAAACTTTTATAATGAAATTATCTTATATAAGGAGGGTTTCGTATGGGTATTGGTGAAGGTTTAAAGAAGCTAAGAAAAAATAAAAATATGACTATGGAACAATTAGCAACTGATCTTAATAATAAATATCCCGACTTAATGAAATTAACGAAAGGCAAGATATCAAAATGGGAAAATGAAAAGGAAGAACCTCGATTATCAACTGCCAAAATTTTGGCTGAGTACTTCAATGTGAAGATTAATGATTTGTATAGTGAATCAAATACTACATACAAAGACGATAACGACATCACTTCCATATACAACAAACTCACACCTCCCCGCCAAGAAAACGTACTTAACTACGCAAATGAGCAATTAGATGAACAGAATAAAGTCACTTCTATAGATGAATATAAAGAGTCTAAACTAGTATCGTATATTGCATGTGGTGCAACTGGTGCTGGCATAGGAGAAGAATTATATGATGACATATTGCATGAAGAAGTATTTTTTAAAGAAGACGAAACGCCATCAAATGCTGATTTTTGTATTTTAGTTAATGGTGATTCAATGGAACCTATGTTAAAACAAGGAACATACGCTTTTATTAAGAAAGAAGATTCTATTAAAGATGGTACAATTGCACTCGTTGTATTAGATGGAGTAAGTCTTATCAAGCGTGTAGATATATGCGAAGACTATATTAATTTGGTATCTCTAAATCCGAAGTATGATGATATCAAAGTCGCTTCGTTTAGTAATATTAAAGTAATGGGCAAAGTTGTATTGTGATTAATAGCGCCTATATGGCACTTTAATATAAAAGACGTCTATTTCAGCAGTGTTTAAAAGGAGTTTATAATGAAAATAACTAATTGCAAAATAAAAAAAGAAACTATAGTATATGAAGTTTTAACTAGTGGTAATCAACCATTCACTTATGAGTTACCTAAAGATTTATCGTCACATAATGCGCGTAAATACTTGGAATTTATTTCACAAAAAATAGATGGAGATAAGTTAACCAAAGAAGATTCATTATGATTTTACTAAATAAAAAAACGCCTACTAGTGTAGACGTTGAATGGTGGTGAGAACGTGAGCGAGAATAAAGGAGAAATTAGAAATGGCGAGTCCGGAAGTGATCAAAAATTAACTAGCGGTCAAGTTGAAAGTTTAATCCAAGAACCTAAGAAGAAATAATTAATTTTTTCTTATCGATATATAGATATTCTAATTTAACTTTGTTTTCAAAATCTAAATATGAATCATTGTATTCAGACAATGTTTTGAAGGCTTCGTAATTAGCATTAAATCTAGTATCAAGTAATATATTTCGATTGTGTTTTCTTGAATAGTTATCAAGGAATCCTTTTTCAATTATGTTACCTTCGAAATCTTTTACAGTTATGAACATTTTATATTTATTATCTTCATACTTTAATAGATGTACAGGTAGCGTTTCAACTTTTTTTAAATTATTACTTTTACGGTTATGATTACTAAAAATATTGTATATTTCTATAATTTTTGTATACACGAATTCTGTTAATATGATGATTATTAATATACTTACTATTAGTGCAGACAATGTTTTTGTAAAAGTTAATTTTTGAAATAGCTGATTTACGTTGTTTTGTCCTGAAAACAGACTAAGAGTTAATAAAAAAATAAAAACAGAAACTACAGAAAAGAAAGCGAGAATAACTTTCTTATTATCACTATTGAAATACACCAAATTCTTATTGGATAGAGCATAGTAAGTATAAAATCCTGGTATCCCAGTTGTAATTATCAATAGTAAAATTTGCAAAATATCACCTACTTTTTATTTTATTATATCACATTTAGTACCTAGTACTAAATATCGGGTAGCCCGCCTACCCTTATTATTTTTTTGCCAATTTTGAGGAGGGAGAAGCAAAATGCCAGTATATAAGAATGATAATACAGGTAAATGGTATTTTTCCATTAGATATAAAGATGTATACGGTAATAACAAACGTAAGATGCAACGCGGTTTTTCAACTAAGCGTGAAGCTAAGAGAGCAGAGGCTATTTTTTTGAATGACGTAAACGAAGGATATAGCGATTCTAAAACATTTGATTATGTTTTTCATCACTATTTAGAAAATAGCGATTTGAGACCTAAAACAAAACGACGCAAACAAAATGAATATCATAAACACTTTAAAGCTAAGTTCGGGCACATAAAAATGAATAAGATAACACAAAATCAATGCCAAGAGTTTCGTAAATATCTAATAGAGAATGTAGCATCAACAAATTCTGCTCGTACAATTTGGTCAGGTTTTAAAGTTGTAATTAATTATGCTAAAAAATACTTTGGATTACGTACAGATCCAACAATATCAATTAAACCTATTCCGCGTGTAAAGCCAAAACCTAAGTTTATGATGCGTGAAGAATTTGAAGAAAGAATCAAAGACATTGAAGAGCAAGATTACAGAGAGTTATTTACATTAATGTTTTATACAGGTTTGAGGATTGGCGAAGCTATGGCGCTTGTTTGGACAGACTACAATAAATACAAAAAAGAGATATCCATAAATAAAACAATGGACATCTCTAATAGAACTATATATCCGAGACCAAAAACAGATAGTTCAGAGGATATTGTTCCTTTACCTAAATTCATCAATACAATGTTAACTGAACGACACCAACGTGAAAAAGAGTTAAATAAATATTTTGATGAACGTAGTTATTTTATTTTCGGAGGAATGGCTCCCAAACATTACAGTCATGTTCAAAAGAAATTCCAAAAAGCTTTCCCCCATTATAACATTCACGCGTTAAGACATTCTTATGCATCTTATCTTGCAAATAATGGTGTAGATATTTTCGTTTTACAGTCACTCATGAGACATGCTCAAATCACTGAAACGATGGGCACTTACAGCCATTTATATACTCAGAAAAAACACGATGCAATAGCCATTTTTGACAAGTAA